ATCTAGGTAACCGATGCTAGTGTGGCGCAATGGCAGCGCAATTGATTTGTAATCAGTGGGTTGCAGGTTCAACTCCTGTCACTAGCTCCAAAAAAATGCCGTTCATTCGTGATATTAAATCACGTGAACGGCATTTTCTTTTGCGAAAACACGGTAAAATACGGTGAAAAACAGGAATAAACTAACAAACAGGCTAACAAAATTAATATTCCATCTTCCGCATCTCCTGTAACAAATATGTCGGGTCGTTGTGGGAAACGTACTTGTTTGCTGTGGTGGAAAAATTTTTGTGACCGAGGATAGCCTGCACGGCAGTCTTTTCAAGGCCGCACTCCACCATCTTGCTGCTGGCCGTGTGGCGAAGGGTGTGCGGGTGCACGCCATCGATCTGGCACTCCTGCATCAAGGCCCGGAACTTCGTGGCCACGTTTCTCTTGTCCAGCTTGGTTCCAGCCTTAGAAGGTATCAGCCACTCGCACCCGCTGTCCATCATCCAGAAGGCGATGATCTTGTAAATGGGGTCGAGGATGGGGATGATTCGATTTTTGCCCGCTTCCGTTTTTTCGCCGCCCTGCATGTAATGCTCTTTCAGGTACACGTTCTCGCAGCGCATGGAAAGCAGCTCATCGATGCGCATACCGGTATAGAGAAGCACCATAGCGATCTGTGCTGTCTGGCCAAAGCGCTTGTCGTCCTGGTAGGAGCTGATCCGGGCAATCTCGTCCGCCGTAAGGGTACGCTCTGCCTTTCCGGCTGCGGCAGGAAGGTGAAGGAGCTGGGCGTAATTTTTGTTGATGATGTCCTGGGCCATTGCCCACTCACATAGCTGGCTGAAAAGGGTGCGCTGCTTTTCACACGAGCTGCGGGAGAGACCGTCTGCGACCATTTGGTCTATGATCTGCTGATAGTCCTCCGCTTTCAGGTCTCGCATTTGTCGGCTGTACAGCGGAGCGGCTTTTTTGAAAGCCAGCTCGTATCCATTTATCATGTCCCGGCTGAGACTTGAAAACTTCGGCTGTGCCCGCCATTTTTCGTAGGCATCCGCAAAAGTACACTTCAGACGCTCTGCCGGGGTGTTCTGGGCGTTATATGCGTCAAGCGCCTGGACGGCTTCCCCGGGCGTTCCGTATGTTCCCAGCACTTCCTTTTTCCCGGTCACGGCTACATAGGGCCTTGCCCGGACCCCTTTCAGCTTGTACACGCTGCCGCTCCCCTTTGGGCGGCGGCGCTTTTTTCTATGCGCGGGAGCGGACGTTGCATCCTGCTGCTTTCCACACCACGGGCAAAATAGGGCCTTGTCAGGGATGCTTACATGGCATCTGATACATTTCATTACGCTACTCCTTTCTGCGCCCTATATAGCCCAAAGCGCCGTTCTCTGACGCTGTGCGCCCTGATGCGTAACTGATTTTCAAATCCTCTATTGGAGGATGCGGCTCGTCCGGGCACGGGTCAAGCCCTCTGATCTTGGCAAAGCTGTACTGATCGATGATGGTGCCGCACACAGTGACCCTGTTGTTGAGAGGGCAGTGGAGGTTTGCGGCCATTTCAGATATAACCGCAGGCGGGCTGCTCCCATGTCGGCCCTTGAGCACAAAAAGCAGAAGCCGCCGGGTGAGCGGTGGAAGCGCCTGCACCAGCGTGTGAAGTTCCTTATCTATGGCTGCATCTTCTTTCTGCCCGTCTGGCACTGCGTACAGATCCGGGTGCATAACTTCCATAAAAACCGTGATGGGGGATACTCCGCAGGCTGTGCACCAATCCATGATCTCGTCACTGTCTGGGCTTGTGTCGCCTTTTTCCCAGCTTTGCACGGTCCGCTCTCCCTTCTGGACGCGGATCGCAATCTCTCTCTGACTTAGCCCGGCGGATACCCGCGCTTTTGAAAGCGCCTTCCCGATTTGATCAGCGGTAAAATAACTCATGCTTATCACCCCTAAACGCAGCGTGTTATAAAAGGAAAATGGCGCAGAAAAACTCTGCGCCATTCGACAAAAATTACACAGATTTCATTTTCCTCTGGCGCATGGTAGAATCTGGTGCATAAGATGCAAATATTACCAAAAAAGGAGAAAAATGAAATGAAAAACAGTCAGACAGTCAGCATGGACCCCGATATGACCATCATTGACGGAATGCCCGCCAGCGTGCTCACCGGCACGCGGCCCACTCCAAAGCCCTGGGAGGAATGATCTATGGACAAAATGCAGAGCTTTTGCACCCACATCCGCGCCGCCCTGGCGTGCTACGAGGATATGCCGCCCGAGTGTCAGACCCGGGCCCGCTTTTATGTAGCCCGCAAGGCGGAAAGCGTCCGGCGCTTGCTGGATGCTGCCAACTGCCCCGGCGGGGAGCTTGCTGGGGAGCTGCTGCAGAAAATGCAGCGGCTGGAAGATCACAAGTGAAAGTCTAACTATTTTCAGAAAAATCGAATTTATTTTGTGATATCTATTGAATAGTACAACTGAAAGATGTATAATGCGTTTGTGGTAGGAAATTAGCTATCTTGCTGGTGTGCTTTCTTCCGAAGCAGAATGGATTCACGGTATTGCTGCGCGGGGGCAAGTTCGACGAACTCAACGGATTTGTCAAAGTTTTCTTTCACAACTTTTTTGATTTCTTCAAGCGTTACATTAAAGAACTCCCGCCGCTGGTTTACAAAGTTGAGCTTGCGGTCCGCAAATGCATTGTGCAAAGCAGCTTCCAGCTTCGGCGCATCGTCAGAGAAGATCATTGCGTGAACATCGAAATTGAACGGAACGGAAGCGTCTCCCAACTCGTCCACTCGATCCTGAGGGTCAAGCCGCCGTGTCATTCCGATTTTGTATACATTCTCTCCGAATGCTCCAATGTTTGAAATGATGTATACATATCCGGCACGCTGATTTGCCTGGCGGTAATCCACGTCAGCGAACTCCTTGTCGATCTTCTGGAGCTGGCCCTCGATGATGCTCTTCTTTTCCTCGATGGCAGCTCGGTCTTCTTCGGAAGCGGCATCCAGCTGGGCGTTTACCTTTGCAAGAGCATTAGTGTAGTGCTGCTGCTCCTTTTCGAGCTTTTTCCGAGCCTCTTCGATTTCTCTTGCGAGCTTGGCCTCTTCCCGCATCTGGGCTCTGGCTTCCCGCTGCTCTTCTTTTTCTTCCTGCTTTTTCTGGGCGTACTCAAAAGCGAGATAAAGTTCTTCCAGCTTCAGTCGGTAGTAGGAAGGGACAATGGAGACCCCCATGATCGTGCCCAGCTTTGTGATTGCCTCCTGAGAAGATGTGATGCGCTTTTCTGCGGTTTCCACGTTGTTGTATTTGACGTGCTCGATCACGTCATCACATTCAGCGTTGAACGCCCGCAGAAGCAACTTCTGCATGTCGGCCACCATCTTTTTGCCCTTGGAAGCGTTTCCATTGACCGTCCAGGTCTGGGAGCCGGTGACGGCAGAGCCATTGCGAACCATATCCTTCTGCAGGGCTCTGATCTCCATCATTTTAGCCTTATACTCATCCGCACGCATTAGATTGTAGTGCGGAGTATACAGGCCAAAATCCTGAAGCTGAACGGCATCGGAGACTTCGACAAGTTCCTTTTTGGAAGCTGCGATTTTTTGCGATAAGTCTTTGGACTCTGCACGAAGTTTTTTTAGCAAATCCTTTTGAGAGGAAACTTCTTTTCTTAAATCACCGAGCTCAAAGCTTTCAGGAGGAATTATCTTTTTGAGTTCTTCTCTTTCCTCTTCAAGATCTTTACGCTTGGTATCTAGTTCGGTCGATTTCTGTTCAAATTCTGCTGATTTTTCCGCAACAATTTCTCTTAGTTGTTCGAGCTGTGCTTTTAAGTCTCGAATTTCAGATTGTTCCTTTATTCCGAATAAAGACATTTGGCTTTTAAACACCCCTATATGCAAAAATAGGCAGCCAACCGGCTGCCAGAAAACAAATTTTCAATGACCAAAGGAGGAAAACAAAGTGCAAGAACACAGCACAAAATTGATGAAATCGGCCCCGGAATGTGTTATACTTGATAAAATCAAGCTTGCACTTTCTCTTGGCATCGATGTTGACGCGCTGCTGGAAGCTGCGCAGAAAGGATGACGTTATGAAAATCGAGATCACTGCCACCCCGCAGGAAACCGCAGATTTTATTCACCTTCTGGAAAAAGAAAGATCCTATGTTGCGGTGAGCAATTGCATCAGAGAAAGCCTGAACGAGCTTGCCGACTCCAAAGAATCAATCGTCAAAATTTAACACGCCCGTTTTCTGCAGAGCGTCAATCACGATCTCAACGGAGCCGATCAGGGAGCTCTTGTACAGTGCTGCTATTTTTTCGAGATCGGAGCGTTCAGGATGAGCGTCCAAATCGGCAACTGCTTTTCGTGCGTATTCGTTCACAGAACTATTGATAACAGCCTGAAATTCAGCCTTTTTCATTTTTATCCCCCTTCGCTGCCTCAAGTGCAGCGTCAAGCATCTTTTCAAACATAACCCTTTGCGCAGGATCAAGCTGCTCATACTTATATAGTATGGCTTTAGCGTGCGCATTCAGCTCACTCTCTTCACTGAGAGTGGGCTTTTCTTTTTGCTCCGGCGCTTTGCCGGTCAGCTCTTCGACAGTAACGCCGAAGTAGTCAGCCAACCTTTTTAATACAGGGCCTCTTGGTTTTGCTCCGTTTTTCCAACCGGTCACAGTTCCAGACGACCTTACACCAACATCGGCGGCTGCTGCATTGTAGGAAACACCCTTTTCAGCACATAGAGCTTCAAAGTTGTCCCAAAACATACAAAAGCCCCCTTTTGTTTCTGTGCACAACGACAAAAACTAACAAAACTAATATTTTGGGCTTTACAAACTAATAACAATGATATATACTAATATCGTGATGAGCGAAACTAATATAAAACTAATAAGAAAGCCGCTAAAATATTTGTTTGACACCTTTATTATAGCTTGCTTCTTTTCGCTTGTCAATGAGAAAAACTAATATTTTAGAAAGAGGTGAAAGAATGCGTTTCGCGGAACTGCGGGAAAAAGCAGGACTTACGCAAAAACAGGCAGCGGCCGCGCTTGGCGTTGACCAGTCGGCAATCTCCTTTTGGGAGACCGGCGCAAACAATCCTCGCGTTTCGATGCTGCCCAAAATCGCAGCTCTGTATGGCTGCACGGTTGACAAGCTGCTGGAAGAGCAGCAGGAAGGAAAGAAAGCATGACAGACATTATCTTATCTACCCAGAACGGCGAGCCGGTTGCATCCAGTCTCCAGATTGCTGAGAGCTTCGAGAAGCGCCACGACCATGTGATGCGCGGTATCGAAGACATTCTGAGGGGTCTCCCCAAAAATGGGGACACCCCCATGTTCTACAAAACCGAGTACACCCACGAGCAGAATGGCCAGACCTACCCCATGTACCTGATGAACCGGGATGGGTTCAGCCTGCTGGTGATGGGCTTTACCGGCAAGGCGGCGCTGGAGTGGAAGCTGAAGTACATCCAGGCATTCAACGAGATGGAGAAGAAGCTGAGCACTCCGCAGATGCCCAAGCTCAGCAAGGAGCTGCAGGCGCTGTTCCTGCTGGACGACCGCACCCAGAGACAGGAGCAGCGGATCACGGCGCTGGAAAATAACATGGTCGTGGACTATGACCAGCAGCTTTCCCTCAAGAATGCCGTGAATCACGTTGTTGTGGAAGCTCTGGGCGGCAAGAACGCCCCGGCCTACGGCGATTCCCATGTACGGGGCATGGTTTACTGCGAGATCAACAAGGACATCCAGATGTGGTTCCGGGTCAGCAGCCGAAACAACATCCCCCGCAAGCGCTTTGACGAGGCCGTGGAGTACATCCAGCGCTGGAAGCCCAGCACCAACACCGTGATGCTGATCCAGCAGACCAACGGCCAGACTAGTCTATTTGACCGAAATTGCGCCCCAGCGGGAAGATTGGTGGATTGATATGAAAGAGCTTGTCTCCTTTTTTATCACTGTTTTTGTCGTTTCCTATATCATTATTCAATATCTCGAAAAATGAGGAATAGAGCATGAAAAAATTAATTGGTTCCATTGTTACCGCTCTTGCGATTGCGGTGCTGTGCGTCTTGTGTCTTAATCGTGTGCCCGTGGGATATGTTGGCGTGGTTTACTCTGCCAAAGGCGTAGAGCAAACCACGCTCTCCCAAGGCTGGCATTTTCTCTCTCCTATGAAGCATGTCAGTGAGTTTCCGATCAGTCAGCAACAGATTATTTTTTCCGACGACCCATCTGATTATAACGTAAAAGAGCACGCCGATTGGCACATTGATGCACCGGCAAGCGGTGGTATGGTCGGAATCAACCTTACCGTAAATTACAACTTCATTCCGGATCGTGTTGTGGAACTATACAGCCGATTCAACGGAATGGACGGTAAAACACTGGTAGAAAGCAGAATCCAGAACAGTATTATCGCTTACGTCAAAGAAGTTACGCCGCAATTCTCCGTGATGGATATTTATTCCGAGAAAAAGACGGAAGTGAATAACGCTATCACGAACTATTTGAATGATAAACTTACATCTGAATACGGTATCAATGTCTCTAGTGCACTTGTGATTGACGTAGAACTGGACGACACCCTGACCGAAAAGATTCGTGCAAAAGAGCAGGCCAAGCAAGATGCGGAAATTGCGGAATTAAACAAGCAAACTGCTCTTGCCCAAGCGGAAACGGACAAGGTTAAGGCTCAGGCACAAGCAGACGTGAAAGTTATCGAAGCCCAGGCGGAAGCTGATTCTAACCGGATTGTTTCCGAATCTATCACCCCTGAGCTTATTCAAATGAAAGAAGCCGAAGCCCGTTTGAAGCATGGCTGGGTGACCGTTCAGGGAACCGATACCATTGTTACCAACGCAGAGAGTTAGGAAGGAGACAGCGGCATGAGCGGAAGGATCACGATGAAAGGCGTTGCGGAGTGCTGCGAGATGTTCCGGGCAAACCTCGTTCCGATGAGCCCGAACAAGTTCTGGAATAATGTTGCACACGGCGAGTATGACGGGTGGGTAGTCCCCCGGGAAGATACCCAACGGCGGCAGGCAACGATCTACATCGACGGTTTTATCGAGTATATGCACCGGCGCGGATGCAAGATCGTCCGCCCGTATGAGAACGACAAGGAGGAAATGGAAATATGAAGATCAAATCCTGCATCTGGTATTGGCTGGCTGCTGCTAGCGGTGCCGCAAGTCTGCTGTACGGCATGGGCATCGAGGGCGGTGCACAGACGGGAGGCACCATCTCGGACGGCCAGTTTGCCACGGCCCTGTGCCTGGTTTTGGCAGCGGTGCTTTTCCTGCGGCTGGGCTTTGCCGCCCAGGATCGTGAGCAGAACGCCCGCCGCTATGGCCGCGTTGACCGCACCCACGCCCGCACCGAAGAGCCGGACTACCGGCAGAACCGGAGGGGCGCATGAGCATGACTGTATATGCTTACGCCTACCGTGAGAACCCTTGGGGCTGCGATGTCAGGCAGTTCACAGACCCGCTCACGCCGGACGAATACCCCGGAGAGCCCGCCAGTGTTAAGGCCCAGCACTGGGCAGATGAGAACATCCGGCACTACGAGATGATCCAGGTGCGGGACGCTCTAGGAAACCTGCTGTATGCAAGATAATGCGTTTTGAATTACGCAAACCACAAGATATAGGAGAAATCGGCATGAAAACAAAAATTCTGAAAGTCAAGATCACCTTCCTGGAGCCGGTGCTGGGCACTTGGCCCTCCAACCAGAACGTCGCCCGGGATTTCATTGCCAGCAAGAGCCCGGATGCAGCTACGATCGAGGACGAGGTTGCCGCTCTGGGCGTGGATGCCGTGGCAGACAAGGGCATGACCGTCTTTCCCCGCAACGAGAACGGAGAGCCGGTTCTGTATGATTACCAGATCAAGGGATTCTTCAAGGATTCCTGCGGTATGCTGGCCCGTGTGGGCGGCAAGACAGAAACGGGCAAGAAGCGGGCCGTCAACGAGAGCGGCAAGATCTCTGCCTACAAGAAGGTCATCGACGGCCTGATCTTCCCGCAGCCCCGCATGATCCCCATCAAGGTCAACGGCAAGATCGGTGACTGCCAGCGCCCCCTGCGTGCCCAGACGGCCCAGGGTGAGCGTGTTAGCCTGGCCAACTCTGAGGAAATCCCGGCAGGCAGCACCTGCGAGTTTGAGATCCTTCTCATGGACGAATCGCTCGAGAATGCGGTTCTGGAGTGGCTGGACTACGGCGTTTTGCGCGGCATCGGCCAGTGGAGAAACAGCGGAAAGGGCCGCTTCACCTTTGACATCATCGACTGAGCAACGGCATTGCATGGATAGGATTTGATCTGCTACGGCAATGATATGATTTGCAAAGGCGCGGATATGTGCGCATAACTCGGCAACGGCATTGTGCTGACAAGTTTGCTCAGCAGGGGCACAGTAGTCACTGCAGTGCAGCGCGGGGCAAAGGCAAGGCTCAGCTGGAAAGCGCAGCGCAAAGGCGTAGATAGGCGTAGATCGCTTGGATCAGACTTGCCTCGATAAGCAAAGCAAAGGCAAGGCTGGGCGTGGTGTGGGCGGCAAGGCATCGTAATGGCGTTGAGCAGATACGCGCCGCTCTGCTATGCAGCGCAAAGGCATAGCGTTTCATGGCTACGGCGATGCGGGGCAAAGAAAAGCTCAGCGAAGGCACAGATGAGCAAAGAGATGCGAAGGCATGGTTGAGAACGGCCTGGAGGCGCACAGCAAAGGCATAGATAAGCAAAGAAGCGCAAAGGCATAGCGAAGAAGCTCTTTGATACGATTTGCAACGGCTGTGCGGTGTGTGCAATGTACGGCAAAGGCATAGACATGCAAAGCTCTGCAGAGGCAAGGCAAAGTATTTTTGAACGAAAGGAGATTTTACAGTGAGTAAAACAGAGCTGCTGTTCCGGGCCGTGGGAGCACTTTCCACCCCGGCAGCAAAGATGGTTGCCCGTGGGCTGACCTTATGGATCGGATTCAACGTGCTGGTCGTGGTCTTTCTGGTCTGGCGGGCATGGAAAAACGGGAGGTGGCGCAAATGAGCACGGTTCAGATCTATGGGGCGGATATGGTCTTCTTGAACGAGATCCCTTTCCGGTGTGTGCAGGACGCTGAGCGGTATGCGGATCAGCTCAAAAAGACCGACCCGACGCTCATGTACCTTGTCGTAGACGATTCCGGGCAGCAGGTATCTATGAGGTGATCCTTATGCAGTGTGATGAAAAAAAGGAGATCTGTCTGAACTACGCAGCCAATGTGCCGGAATGGAAGCTGGCACTGATACTGGACGCTCTTGCAAAGCTGGGCGATGCGTCCCGGTGCTGCGGCACGGTTCAGAAGGCGGTTGCCGGGGGGCAGTCGTATATGAGACTGCACCAGGACAGTGAATACGCGGGCGAGGATCAGGCTGATTATGTGCACATTTTCCAGGAAGCGGCCAGGGCATTGGGCCGCGCAGTCTATGCGGTGGAGATCGTGCTTTCACAGTCAGACTGCTTCGGGCTGGCCAAAGACCTGGCATACATGGCAGAAACTGCATATAACAGCTCCTACGCCGAGCTGGAGAGCATGTGCCGGAAGCACGGATGCAAAGAGGTGGAGTACAAACATGGACAAAATGACCATTTATGAAAGCGCCCGTGGCGTGCCCAAGGAAGCGCGAAAGGCAATCGGCGGCGGCCGCCTGAATGGGATGACGGACATCAATCCCATGTGGAGAGTCAAGAAGCTGACAGAGCTTTTCGGTCCCGCTGGCATTGGCTGGCGGTTCGATCCGCCCATCTTTGAGGAAAAGCCCGGGGTAAACGGAGAGGTCGTGGTGCACTGCTGCACCAATCTTTACATTCGGCAACTCGGTGAGAACGGGGAAAAGAACGAATGGAGCGCCCCGATTCCCGGCGTGGGCGGCTCGATGCTGATCTCCACGGAAAAAGGCGGCAAGCGCACGGATGACGATGCCTATAAAAAGGCATACACGGACGCGCAGAGCGTGTCCTGCAAGGCTTTGGGCATTGGCGCAGATGTTTACTGGGAGAAAGATCCGACCAAGTACGACAGGCCCACAGCGCCACCCCCGGCAAAGCCCACCTGCGCCAGCTGCGGGAAGCCCGTGAAAGGGTTTACTTACAAGGGCGAAAAGGTCACTGCCCAGCAGGCGGCTGACCGGAGCAAGAAAAAATACGGGCGTATCCTGTGCATGGAATGCGCTAAAAAGCAGCCGAAAGAAGATGGAGGATTGACGCATGCTTAACGTCGTTGCATTGATGGGCCGCCTGACCCATACCCCTGAGCTGAAGACCACCCAGAACGGCACTAGCGTGTGCAGCTTCAGCATTGCGGTTGACCGTACATACACCCCGAAGGGTGAGGAGCGCAAGGCTGATTTCATCGATATCGTTGCCTGGCGGCAGACGGCAGAGCATATCTGCAAGTACTTCCAGAAGGGCAGCATGATCGCCATTGACGGCAGCATCCAGACCCGCTCGTATCAGGACAAGCAGGGCAGCAACCACACGAAAGTGGAGGTTCTGGCAAACAACGTCAGCTTTTGCGGCGCAAAGGCGGCAAACAAGCCCGCTGTGCGTGATTTTGACAAACAGACGAAAAGTTACACCTCAGAAGCAAAAGCCTCTTACAGCGCCCCGCAGGCGGCGCAGGGCTTCTCGCAGGGCTCTGCAGATGATTTTGCAGAGATTACAGACGATGACGATCTTCCGTTCTGATAATGGAGTATGAAAAATGAGTGAGAAAATCATTGCATACAAAGCCACAGACAAAAACATGATGTGCCGTGGCAAGCAGTACGAAGTGGGTAAGACCTACACCGAAGAAAAAGCCGACTGCTGCACCGCCGGAATGCACGCCTGCGAGGTGCCCTTTGATGTGCTGCACTATTACCATGTGAGCGACGGCGCGCGGTTCTTCCAAGTCGAGTGCGGCGGCGAGGTCGACAAATCCAGCGATGATAGCAAGCTCGCATGCACCGAGTTGACTGTGAAAGGTGAGCTGAAACTGACCGATATGCTCAAAATCGGCGTGGAAGCCGTGATGAAGCGCGTCAAGGAAAAGACGGCAGGAGCAAAAGAAACTGCCGCGTCTGGCTACTGCTCCACAGGTGCCGCGTCTGGCTACTACTCCACAGGTGCCGCGTCTGGCAACTACTCCACAGGTGCCGCGTCTGGCTACTACTCCACAGGTGCCGCGTCTGGCTACTACTCCACGGGTGCCGCGTCTGGCTACTGCTCCACAGGTGCCGCGTCTGGCTACTACTCCACAGGTGCCGCGTCTGGCAACTACTCCACAGGTGCCGCGTCTGGCTACTACTCCACAGGTGCCGCGTCTGGCTACTACTCCACAGGTGCCGCGTCTGGCTACTACTCCACAGGTGCCGCGTCTGGCAACTACTCCACGGGTGCCGCGTCTGGAGATTACTCCACGGGTGCCGCGTCTGGAGACTACTCCACGGCAGAGGTAAGCGGAAAAGACAGCATTGCCGTTGCAAACGGTTACAACAGCAAGGCTCGTGGATCGATTGGATGCTACATCGTGCTGACCGAGTATGACGATGACGGTAAGTTCCTGCTGGCAAAAATGGCGCGGGTTGACGGAACTGTCATAAAGGACGGCGTTTGGTACACGCTTAAAAACGGAGAATTTGTGGAGGCGGAATAACCAGCGAGCTATATAAGAGCTGTGCTATCTGGCTATACGGGCGTGCGGGAGGAGGTGAAGACACACGGCTACCGGAAAAAGATACTACTGGCTAAAGCTCAAAGACAGCTTTATGCGGTCTGACGCGGTGGATTTTCTCATGGGGCAGAAGAACGGCGCAAACTATGTGGTTTTGTACCAGATGCTCTGTCTTATGACCATCAACACCAACGGCAGGCTTTCACGGCAGATCGGTGAGGTGATCATTCCGTATGACGTGGACAAGATTCAGCGTGATACCAAGTGGTTTTCTACCGATACTGTGCGCGTTGCGCTGGGTCTTTACGCGAAGCTTGGGCTGATTTATCAGGAGCAAGACGGCACGCTCGTGCTTGCAAATCACTCTGAAATGGTCGGAAGTGCGACAGACTACGCAACGCAAAAAAAACTGCAAAGAACGAACCAACGTCTAATCAGCTCTTCTGACTGTGGACATTGTCCACAGGATGTCCACGAAAACGTCCACAAAAATGTCCATACAGATATTAGAGATAAGATATTAGATATAGATAAGTCGTCGTCATCTAAAGATGACTCCTCCTATACAGGGACGAGGACGACGATATCGCTTGTGGATTTTTTTAGAGAAAACATTGGTAAGTTGAGCGCTAACAGCGAAAAAGAGCTGACCGGTTACATCGAACGCCTGGGCGCTGATCTTGTGACCGAGATCATCCGCAAGTGCGGGGATCTGGGCGGCAGAAGCTGGGCCTATGTCCGCAAGGCGCTGGAAGAGGCCGACAGGCAAGGCTGCACGTCTGTGGAGGAGTACCGCAAGACAAACCCCATCGGGGCGGGACGGGACAAGCTGGTCACGCGCCCCCCGGAAGATGCAGCAAAAGCCCCCGATTTCCTCAAGAACGCTGCAAATCGCAGGCCTTTGCGCAAGAAAGGAGAGCCGAAGAGTGCCTAAGTATCATGTTGTTGTGCTGTGCAGCGGCCCGGTAGGGGATGCGGCCCTGACCTACCGTCTGACCGCCAGCAGCCAGCAGGCCGCAGAATTTCACGCCTGCCAGATGGCGGGCGACCACTACCCGGAGTACCGGGATATCCATGTCAAGAGAACGGAGGTTTTGACACATGGCTGAGAAAAAGAAGATTGTCCGGCTGGCTGATGTTGGAGAGCTGGAAGCGAATCTGCGTGAAGCTTTGCACAGAAAGCTACTGGAGCCAGATTCGGACGAGCTTGCACCCCATAGCGAATCCATTGCGTGTGAGCTTGAAGATTTAGGAAGCCTGCCTACCATCCACCCGGAGAGGATAATCCCGGCCTGGCGCGATCCTGACAAAGACCCTCCGAAGGTCGAAACCGAAGTTCTGGTTTTGTACCGGCGTGGTGACTATCTGGGCATTACAACGGCGCACTACGAGGACGGCAATGCTTTCTCCGAGGACAGCGAATGGAATTGGGAAGATCTCCCCGATTGGGGAACATACGACGAGGAACGGGACGACTACCGAATCCCGGAAGGCTGGTGGGAATACCGCCACTTCAACCCGGATGACGTTTACAACAACAAGATCGACTGCCCCGTGGTTGGCTGGATGCCGTTGCCGCCGAAGGAGAGAAGCGTATGAAAGTGCTAATTGCCTGTGAGGAATCGCAGGAAGTATGCAAGGCGTTCCGGGCAAAAGGCCACGAAGCCTACTCCTGCGATATTCAAGAACCGTCCGGCGGACACCCTGAGTGGCACATTCTTGGGGATGCGCTCAAGGCTCTGGAGGGGGGGCAGGTCGTGACCATGGACGGTGTAACGCATGACGTTGGCAAGTGGGACTTGCTCATTGCGCACCCGCCCTGCACACACCTGGCTGTTTCTGGTGCACGGTGGTTCACGGAGGGGAAAAAACCACTCAGCTTACGCTATGAAGCTGCTGCATTCTTTATGAAATTTGTAGAAGCAGATATCCCACAAATCGCAATCGAAAACCCCGTGTGTGTGATGTCTACTCTATACCGAAAGCCGGATCAGATTATCAATCCTTGGCAGTTTGGACACCCAGAGCAAAAGAAAACTTGCCTGTGGCTTAAAAATCTTCCTATCCTTGAGGAAACTGACAACGTGTACGATTACATGATGACGTTACCGCCAAAATTGCGAGAGAAGAATCACTGGATGGGGAAAGGCCACTCAAAAGAACGCAGCAAAACCTATCCTGGAATTGCAAAAGCGATGGCAGAACAATGGGGGTGATTGTATGACACAGAAACAGTTTATCAAGCAGCTGATGAGCCGCGGCGTTTCGTACTCGGATGCCTGCGGGCTGGTGGCCTACATGAAAGAGCTTCGCCAGCTGATTGAGAAGCACGAAGATGTTGTGATGCTGGCGGATGCAAACACAATGCAGTTCGTCCAGGCAAAGGTTTACTCCTACGAGGAAACCTTCCAACGGATGCAGGAAGGGAGGGACATCTTTTGCTGAAAACCATGAAGATTGTCCTTTACGGCGACCCGCGCACAAAGAAAAATTCTGCCCGCATCCTCAAAAGCCGCTCAGGCGGGCGCTTTGTGGCCCCTAGCAAGGCCTACGTGGATTATGAGACGGACTGCCTGCGGCAAATCAAACGGCCTTACAGCCCCATCTCCGCCCGCGTGAACGTGAGGTGCGTGTACTACATGAAGACCGCCCGCCGGGTCGATCTGGCCAACCTCATCGAGGCGACCACGGACATCCTAGTAAAAGCCCGGGTGCTGGAGGACGACAACAGCAAAATCGTCGCCGCCCACGATGGCAGCCGGGTGGATTACGACAAGAAAAACCCCAGAGCAGAGATCTGGATCGAGGAAATGGAGAGATGACAGTGAATCAAGTGTTTTTGGTGATTGGCTCAACGCTTTGCTGCGTTGGCGGTTTCGGCATTACGATTTTCCTTATTGGCGTTCTAACTGAACTGTGCATTGAAATTTGGGACGGAAAATTTAAAGAAATTTGCAACATAAATAAAGTCATGCCAGGCGATGTTTTGTATTTAGCACAGAACAGAAAAGAAATTGAAGCAGCCGTTGCAAAGCAGCGCATTCGATGGCCAAACATGGATAACGTCCCGCATGGATACTGGGAGTGCCCGGAATGTGGAAAGGCCAACCTGTACGCGAATTGTGGCGAGAATGTTGCATACTGCTGCTCTTGCGGGCAGGCTGTTGATATGGAATACTACAGGAGGAAAGCCAATGATTCAAACCTGGACACCTGACACCAACGGGCCGGAACTGCCGGATTACCGCACCGTCAAAGCGTGGTTCCAGCAGTGCAGAGACCTGGCGGAGCAGGTCGAGGCCCAGAAGCAGAAGATCCAGCGCATCCGGGATACTGCCGAAAAGTGCACCCAGAGCATGAGCGGGATGCCGATGGGCGGTGGAGCCGGTGACAAAGTAGGCTTTGCCGTGGAGAGAATTGACACAGAAGAGCGGAACCTCAAGCAGATGGAGCTTGATCTCTGCGAACTGCGCATCGAAGCTGCCCGGCGGGCCTACTGCCTGAGCGGGTCTGCTCGGTCTGAAAAGCAAGCAAAGTGCATCTGCGGCTGGTATATCGACCTGAAACCACAAAAGAAGATCGCGGTAGACGTGGGCTTGTCCAGAGACAATTCGGTCTCTACCTACATCCACGAGGGGTTTGACGCTTTGGCAGAAATCTGGGAGGATGTACAAAACGACCATTGAAAGCGCTTTGATTTCTACACTTTATTTGAATCGTTGTGAAACACATGTGAATCGAAGTGTGGTAAAATGACTACAAGCGGAACCGCGCAAAGCGGTGCGCCGCTCCTCAGCAGCTTCCAAAGTGCGGCCCCGTACGAATTCTCCTTTCGTTCATGCCGCTTAACGCTTTTCACTCTGACACCGTGCTTTGCGGGCTGCTTCTATGTGCGAGATTCCGAAACGGCTCCGCTCAGAGCTGCGCAACTTTGAGCGTATTGGGAAGGTTCGAGGCTTTCCTCTCCGCGCGGTTTGACTCCGCGATCTCGCACCAAACGCCGCAAAGTCTGTAACGCGGCAGGTCTGACGCATGGAGTGATTCACCACCGGTGTGCGGGTGGGTGTGGGATTCCTGAAATCTTGCCCACGCCCTGAAACCTCCGCCCGTGAACAGCAGCACCGGAAATCCGAGCGGGCCAGCATGCCCCGCAGGATGTGCGTCAACTCAAGCAGCCCCGGCGGCGAACCGTGGGCTGTTTTTATTTGCTATATGGCCGCCTGAGCGCAATGTGGAGCGCGGTGCGTGTGTGTAGGCACGGCTGGTTCGATTCCAAGGGCGGCTTTTTATACTCCAGTAGCTCACAAGTGGTAGAGCAGCGGTCTCCAAAACTGCAGGCTGCAGGTTCGAGCCCTGCCTGGAGTGCCAGACTTTGCATGACCGGGGGACGGCATGCAGAGAGTAGCGGGGCATCTGGCCGCGAGAGTTCCGGATGCAGCGGCAACGTCTTACTGTCCGGTAAAAACAGATAACGGCGTTGCTGCTTATATTATGCAAAAAGCCCCGCCAAGCGGCAGGGCTTTGAATTACAAACCTTTGATCTGGTTGAGAAGTGCGGCACGCAAAGCGTCCGTTTCTTCATCGGATTCAGGCTTGTTTGGGTCGTCCGGGATATATTCCAGTATATCGCCGGGCTGACATTCCAGCAGTCGGCAGAGTGTTTCAATGGTAGCCCAGCTGACGAGTTCGCCCTTTCTCAACTGTGACAGGGTAGCTTGCCCGATGAGCTTTTCTTCTCGAATCCGCGTCTGAGTGTAACCGATTGCTTTAAGTGCTGGCAAAATTTCGATTTTGTACTTGATAGGCATCCTTAATCCCCCTTTCTTTCTACATCTATTATATATTGCATTATCACTAAAAACAAGTGAAAAATCAACAAGATTTGACACTTGAAGTTAGTGAAAATGCTAATAGAAATCACTTGAATCTGGTGATATAATACTTGCATGGAAAGGAGGTCAGAGGTGCAAGGGAGCAAATACCGGGAGGTGATGCTCCGTGACTAGCAAGGAGTTTGCAAAGCTCACCAGAGCCGAGCAGTTGGCACGTTTCGAGAAATATAAAAAAGCGGCCAGCGCTGGAACGCTGAACCGCTAAGACACAAGAAAGCCACCAGTCAAGAAGCCCCTTGCACCTCCATTTTATTTTTTTATAAGCGATTTGTCAAGATGAAATGTGAGGTTTTTACAATGAACTATCCTGTTACCAAAGAATTCTTCCTTCGTTCATCGCATATGGAAGAATCGGATCTCAATGATAGTCTGAAGGGGCTCATCGATGAAATTTGCCGACTTGTGAATCAGGCTTATGCTGATGGCATGGCCTTTAGCAAAAAGGAGAAAGTAAAATGAGCAACATTCAGATTTTCAACTACCAGTCCAACGAAGTCCGCACCGTGAAGATGGACGGAGAGCCTTGGTTTGTCCTGAAGGACGTGTGCAACATCCTCGACATCAACAATGCAAGCGACGTTTACAACCGTTTGGATGATGATGAGAAGGGGGTCGCTCAAATCGATACCCTTGGCGGACGGCAGAAAATGAGCACGGTCAACGAATCCGGTCTTTATCACGTCATTCTCCGTAGTGACAAGCCGGAAGCGGCTCCGTTCCGCAAGTGGGTCACTTCCGAGGTGCTGCCGTCCATCCGCAAGAACGGTGGGTACATCGCCGGGCAGGAGCAGCTCACCCCGCAGGAGCTGATGGCAAAGGCTCTGCTTGTGGCAAACAAGACCCTTGCAGACCGGGAAGCCCGCATCTCGGAGCTGACCGTGCAGAACAACATCATGGCCCCCAAGGCAGAGTATTTTGATGAGCTGGTAGACCGCAATATGCTTACCAGCTTCCGTGACACTGCCAAGGAACTGGGCGTAAAGCCCAAGACCTTTGTGAACTGGCTGCTGGAAAAGAAATTCATCTACCGCGACCAGAAGGGCAAGCTCATGCCCCGTGAGGACAAGAACAACGGTCTGTTTGAGGTCAAAGAAGCCAAAAACGACAAGACCCAGTGGAGCGGCGTGCAGACGCTTATCACTCCAAAAGGCCGGGAAACGTTCCGGCTGCTGTATCTGTAAAATTTAGTTTTTGACCCTGCCCCGCACCGGGGCGGGGTTTTATTATGTCTCGATTTAGGAAGGTGGTGGCAGTGGGTGCGCAGCGGTTGACAGACAAGCAGAAAAAGAAGATCATTGCGGACTATGTGCAGCTGCAAAGTTACCGGGCCGCCGCAAGGCAAAACGGCGTTTCAGACGCAACCGTCCGAAAAATCGTAAAAGGAGACCCGGAAAGTTCGCAAAAGTGCGCACTAAAAAAAGAGGAAAATGCGCAGGACATGCTCTCCTACATGGACAGCAAGAAAGAGCGCGTTCAGGAGATCATAGACGTTTATCTCGGTGTCCTGACCGACCCGGAGAAACTGGAAGGGGCAACCCTGCAGCAGATCACCACGGCGCTGGGCACGCTGATTGACAAGTGGACGGTCATTGATGATCGCCGGAAGGGCGATTCCTTCCACCAAACCGTTGAGGACGACCCCATCACCAAGAGCCTGAAGGAGGGATTTAAGAAATGAGCTTCTCCCCAAAGCAAAAACAGATCCTGACTTTTCCCTATGAAAGCGACTACGATGCCCTGATCTGCGACGGTGCGGTACGTTCCGGCAAGACCTCCATCATGTCTTTGTCCTTCGTGCTCTGGATGATGGCAGAATTCAACCACTGTTCCTTTGCATTTTGCGGAAAGAGCGTGGGCGCGGTGGAACGCAACATCGTTCAGCCGCTTTTGTCTGTCCGGTACTTGCAGCAGCAGTTCCAGATCACCTACAACCGCAGCGGCCACGTTCTCACGGTGCAGCGTGGAAGCAGGGTAAACATGGTGTATCTGTTCGGCGGCAAGGACGAAAGTTCCTACATGCTCATTCAGGGCATCACGCTGGCCGGGGTGCTTCTGGATGAGGTGGCGCTCATGCCCCGCAGCTTTGTGGAGCAGGCGCTGGCCCGATGCTCCGTCACCGGTGCCAAGTTCTGGTTCAACTGCAACCCGGAGAACCCGGAACACTGGTTTCGCAAGGAGTGGATCTTACAGGCCAAAAAGCACCGGGCGCTGCATCTGCACTTTTTGATGGACGATAACCCGTCACTGGATGAGCGTACCCGGGAACGCTACCGCAGCATGTACAGCGGCGTGTTCTATGAACGCTACATTCTGGGCCGCTGGGTGATGGCCGAGGGCCTGATCTACGATATGATGGACACCACGGCAAACACCTACCGCCCGCAGGACGCACCGGTGGGATTCAAGAGCCTTTCCACCCGTACCATTACATGCGACTACGGAACCACTAACGACACTGTTTTTCTCGATATCTACGATGATGGTGAAAAAGTCAGGGTGCATCAGGAATACAGGTGGGCGAGCCGCCAGGAGCACAGGCAGAAAACAGATGAAGAATATGCCGATGCCTTCATGGAGTTTATGGGGAAAGACCCCTGCGCTGCCATTGTTGACCCGGCGGCAGCATCCTTTATCACAGCTCTGCGCCAGCGTGGCGTTTATGTGATAGAAGGAAACAACGACGTGTTAAACGGTATCCGCAAGTGCAGCACACTTCTTTCCCACCGCGATCTGCTGATCTCCACCGACTGCGAGGGGCTGCTGGATGAACTCGGCACATACCGGTGGGACGATAAAGCCGCCCTCATGGGCGTGGAAAAGCCCATCAAACAGCAGGACCACGGCCCGGATGCCCTGCGATATTACATCAACTCACTGCCTGATTGGAGGTTTGAACGTGTCCAGACGTAACAAAAGCCGCCCCGCCGGGGGCACAGAGAAACCGATGACGGCCACGCTGGACGCATTTTCCAACCCGCTGTTCTCGCTGGGGTACGGCTCCCAGAGCCCGCTGGAAGCAACGGAGTATCCGCTGACACGCATGACGGACAACTACGCCTTGTTGAACAGCTTGTACCGCAGCAACTGGGTGGTGCAGAACGTGGTGGGCTTGCTCGTGGACGATATGCTGCGAGAATGGTACGACCTCAAGAGCACCACACCGGAGCAAGGAAAGGCAATCCAGACTGTGGAGCGTTCCACCCGGCTCCGTGACCGTGTGAGCACTGGCCTGAAATGGGGCCGCCTGTATGGCGGTGCCGCCGGGCTCATTCTCGTTGACGGGCAGGAGGACCTTTCCCGCCCGCTGGATGCAGAAGCGATTCTCCCCGGCAGCTTCCGGGGGCTGTACATCCTCGACCGCTGGCAGGGAATCAGCCCGGATGCAGGCCTGACCTTTGAGGGCGGGGAGCTTGTGCCAGAGTACTACAGCATCAACGATGCCGCCGGGCACACTGCTGCCCGTGTCCATCACTCCCGCCTTGTGCGGTTCGTGGGCCGGGAGCTTCCCGATCTGGAACGGCAGGCGGAGCTTTACTGGGGCGAATCCGAGGTGGAAGCGCTCTATAACGACGTGGTGGCCCACGACAACGTAAGCGCCAACATGGCCGCTCTGACCTTCCAAGCGAACGTCAACACCATGGAGGTAAAGGGGCTGGAACAGCTGCTCTCCATGTCCAGCCCGGATGTGCAGCGGCGTTTCTGGAACACCATGCAGGCCCAAAAAGTCCTGCGTTCCAATTTCGGAATGCAGCTGGTGGAGCAGGGAAACAAGATCAGCAACACCCAGTACACCTTTACGGGCCTGTCTGACGTGTACGAGAGCATGTGCCTGAACCTGTGCGGCGCGTCCCACTACCCCATGACCAAGCTGTTTGGCCGTTCCCCGGCGGGCATGAACGCCACCGGAGAAAGCGACCTGAAAAACTACTACGACTACGTGGACACCCTGCGGGAAAGCAAGCTGCGGCCCATTCTGGACAAGCTGCTTCCGGTGGTAGCCCGCAGCGCAGGCATTGAGCAGATCGACCTTGACATAACGTTCCCACCCCTATGGACACCCACCGCCAGCGAGACGGCCACGATCGCCAAGGAAAAGACCGATGTCATTATCGCGGCGTTTCAGGCCGGGCTTCTGGATGCAGACGTGGCAATGCGTGAGCTCAAGAAACTGGAGGACGAGACCGGACTGTTCGGCTCCCTGACAGACGAGCTGATTGCCGCAAAGCAAGGCCAGACCTATCAGGACGTGACCGCCCTGCGTGACCCGCTGGCGGGGCTTATGAGCGGGAATACGAGGGAAGATACTGAGGAGGGCGAGTAAAATATGCCTACTCTTGCCCGTGCATCCCCTGAGCGGGAGCTGCAACGCCTGATCCGGCTTTATCTCAAGGCTGAGACCGATATCATCAACGAGATCGGGCGCCTGCGCAGCCGGGGGCTTGTGGACTATCACGCCGTGGCCGCACTGGAACGGGTGCAGGAAATTCTCCGAAAGCTGGAAACGGATGAATGGGAGTATGTGCCCCGCATGGTCGAGGCACAGTTTTACGTCCATCATCCGGAGGCCCGGGCGATTTCCGGCGAGACCGTGGAAAAGCACCTGCGCGGCTACACCAACGCCCAGAGCCTTACCAGCACCCAGACGGATATTGTGCAGAAGCTCACGATGAACCTCATGGGCCAGCTGGTGGACGGGAACTTGACGGTGCTTTCCGCTCTGCAAAGCGCCCTATTGGGCCGGACTGAGCCGGACGTTTACCGGCGTATCGGTCTTGAGCAGGTGGCAGCGCAGCAGGCTGTGGGCCGGGGCATCAACCAGAGCGTTCCTGCTTTTGTAGACGCTTTGCGCCGGGATGGCGTGACGGCGTTCACAGACAAGGCGGGACGGAATTGGAGCCTGCACACCTATGCCACCATGGTTTCCCGCACCACATCCAGACAGGCTGAAATCCTTTCTGTGGTGACGCAGAACGAGGGGCATGACTTGTATCAGATCAGCTCCCACGGCACAACCTGTGCTCTCTGCGCCCCCTATGAGGGCCGGGTATACAGCAAGAGCGGTAAAGACCCGCACTTCCCTCCTCTTTCGGATGCCTTCGGCAAAGTAGACCCCGCCGGGCCGGATGACCTGACCAACAGCTGGTTGAACATTCACCCGAACTGCCTGCACGCCCTTCGTCCATGGACACCCGCCGGGCGGACGGAGGAAGAGCTGGAACGGATCAGGCACTTTTCCGACCCCAGAACGAACCCGTACAGCCGAGACCCGCGCACCAAGGCACAGATCGAGGCCTACCGCAAAAAAGAGCAGGGACGCAACCGCTGGCTGCGGGACTACCGCCAGTGGGAGAAATACCGCATGGCTCTGGGTGACAAGGTGCCCAAGACCTTTGAGACCTTCCAGCGGCACAAGCTGGCAGATGACGAAAAATATCACAAATGGATGAACGCATACAGAAGCGGAGGTGATGCCGATTGATTGCGTACTATGGAAGCAAACTGAGCCCTCACATGACGGAAACGCCGGAGGGCTTTTTGATTTGCCACGATGTCAAAATAGCCCGTACCGGCACGCAGAACTATCTGGCCCGGGAGATCGGGCTGGACGGGATGCCGGAGCGTGTTCTTCAGGTGACACGAAGCGCCGAGGACGTGTTTGACCCGGCTGCAATTGCCAGTTTTGAGGGCAAAGATGTCACCAACACCCACCCCTCGGAGATGATCGTGCAGGAAAATCAGGCCGCCTACTCCAAAGGCCACGCAGAGAATGTTCGCCGAGTGGGTGATTATCTGGTGGCTGACCTGTACCTGAAAGACCCCACGCTGATCTCCGAGGTCAAGAACGGGGCCATGCGGGATGTGTCCTGCGGCTATTACTGCCAGTACGAGGCAGACGGTGCAGGATACCGGCAGACCCATATCAGAGGCAATCACATTGCCATCGTGCCCCGTGGGCGCGCTGGCCGTGATGTCGCAATAAAAGACAGTGCCGCCGAACTTCCGGCGGAGAAAGGCAAGGTAAAACACATGAGCAAGAGCAAGAATCTGCTGTCTCTGTTCGGTCTGGCGGCAAAGAACGCGGCCCCCGAAGAGCTTGACAGCATGGTGGAGACCGCTGCCGCAGCGCTGGATGCAGCACCCGCCGTTCCGGCGCAGGATGCAGACCCCGCTAAAGACACAGATCCAACTGACACCCAGAATACCGCTGTTCTGGACGCGCTGAACAACCTTTCCGGCAAGCTGGATCAGCTGATCGCTGCCAACACCAAGAAGGCAGAGGACAAAGAGCCGGAAGACCTGGACAAGGTGATCGCTGAAATGTCCGGCGAAAAGCCTGACAAAAAGGAAAAGGACGAGGACGAAAGCGGCTCCACCACTGTTCCTTCCAAGGACGAGTGCGCAAAGCCTGCCGCCAATGACAGCGGCCTGGCTCTGCTGAAAGCTATGCGCCCCATCATCAACGGCATTCAGGACAAGGCCACCCGTGATGCCCTGTCCAAGACCCTGATCGAGCAGGTCAAGGGCACCAGCTCCGTGGATGCCATCGCAAAGGCTGCGCAGGACAGCGCCGCCGCTGCCGCCAGCGCATCCGGTAAGAACCGGTATGAGCAGCTGTGTCAGGCTTCCCAGTCCGCTTACAACGACCGCAATCCCCACATGAAGAAGGAGGGCTAAAAAAATGTCCCTGAATACTCAAATTATCGGCAAGACCATGCCCCACGGCTTTGCTGGCACTTATGCCCGCCAGCCGGATATGATCGTCAACACCCGCCCCGTTGGCGGCACCGAGAACATCCCCTTTGGCACCGCCCTGAAGTACGACGGCGGCAAAGTCGTGGTGATGGGCGGTGCAGGCACTACCGCTGCACAGTTCGCAGGAATTGCGGGCAGCGAAGTCAAGAGCGCCCTGGTTTATCCTGACCAGAACGGCGGCAAGTACGCCCCCGGCGAGGCCTGCAGCGTGTTCCAGCGCGGCAGCATCAATGTGCTGTGCCAGCGCGGGACCCCGGCTCTGGGCGGTGACGTTTACGTCCGCATTGCCAAGACCGCTGACTATGCCACCGCACTGGTCGGCGGCTTTGAGGCAGAAGCGGACGAAAAGACCGCCGGGAACTCCGTCAAACTCACCAACTGCCAGTGGGGTGGCGCGGCTGATGCCAACGGCGTGGCCGAGCTGGTCATCCTCACTCGTGCAAACGCCTGATAGGAGGGCTTAGACTATGGCAAATTTCCTGAACGTCGGCACCACCAATGCCGGTACTTTCACCGTAAACAACGCCGGTGCTGCGCTGCCCGGCGGCACTCCCACCATGGACGCAGCTGCCATCCAGAGCGGCAACGCATTCCTGTCCAGTGAGCTGGAAAAGCGTGACCCGCTGATCCGCAAGCCCCTCACCAGCGTCACCTATCCCCGTGATATCCCCATCGAGGTAGGCGGCGGCTGGGTGGATTACGTCTCTGCCATGTCCGTGGCCTACGGTATGGCAGGCGGATCCGGCGCTTCTGCCGTCAACGGCGGCGGTTCCAACGGCATCCCTGTGGTGCAGGCCAGCGTGAGCAAGGGCGCGTTCAAAGCCCATGTCTTTGCCGCCGCTCTGCGTGTGATGTTCGTGGATATGCAGCGCGCAAACTTCATTGGCCGCAGCCTTGACCAAATGCTGCAGGACGGCATCCGGCTGGCCTACGACAAGCACATGGATCAGAACACCTACATCGGTTTCGACGAGTACGCTACCACCGGCCTTGTCAACAATCCCGATGTCACCAAGACCACTGCCGCAACTTCCGGCACGGCTTCTTCCACCAAGTGGGCGGACAAGACCCCCAAGCAGATCCTGACGGACATCAACAACGCCATCACTGCCGTGTGGGCTGCCAACGAGTACGACGAGGCAGGCATTCCCAACCACATCCTGATCCCCTACGAGCAGTACAGCTACATCACCACCACTATGGTGAGCGACCTGGGCACTGAGACCATCTACGACTTCCTGAAAAAGCACAACGTGGCCGCAAACCACGGCGTGGATCTGGAGATCGTTCCCACCCGCTGGGTCAAGGGCGCTGGCACTTCCGGCGGCGACCGCATGGTGGTTTACGTCAACAACCGCCGCTTTGTCAAGGCAGACGAGCTGGTGCCCCTGTCCCGCGTGATGAGCGCTCCCAATGTCACCAATGTCTGCTACGACACCGCCTATATGGCAAACGCATCCGAGGTGCAGCTCATGTACCAGACCTCCATGCTGTACGTAGACGGCATCTGATCAGGAGGTAGCAGAAATGGCTTTCGTGCTTTCCAAGGCAAACATCATCCTGCCCAGCGCAGACGGCTCCCAGACCTTCCCGCTCCACCGGGAGCAGCTGGTTGAAGTGCCGGGCTGGGCGGCAGAGACGGCCTACTTCAAGGCGCTGGTGGCCGATGGTGACATCGTACCCACGAACCGCAGCGACAAGGCCGTACAGGATGCCGCAGACAAGCCCGTCCGAAAGAAAAAGACAGCGGACTGGGACAAGCCTGCCGAACCGCAGGAAGACTGAGGAGGCTGCCCATGTGCTGGACGATGAAACCGCAGTTTCAGGGCGTTCTTGCGCAGGCCGCAAATCTGGGGCAGAGCGTGGGCAATTACACCGCAGAGCAGTTCAAGGCGGAATACCCGCAGTTCTGTGACGCGGACGGAAATTGCCACTTGCCGGATGTGATGCTGGAAGAGATCGTGAAAATGGCAAACGTCAGCATTCAGCCTGATAAATGGCTGGACAGCTGGCACTACGCCGTGGGGCTTTATGTGGCCCATTACGTCACTTTGCAGCTGCGCACCTATGCGGAGAGCACCGCCACCCCGGCGCAGGCGGCAGCGTCCGGTGCACTGGTGGGTGTGGTGAAGTCTGCCACACTGGGCGACAGCTCCGTGACCTACGACACCAGCGCCCTGACCGCAGGAACAGAGGACTGGGGCGACCTGAACGCCACCACCTACGGTCAGATGCTGGCAAACCGTGCCCGCTTTATCGGTGCGGCCGGAACTTTTGTGATGTGAGGTGCACCCATGAACTGGAATGACTGGTATACCGACCTGATGGAAATCAGGCGAACGGAAAACGTGAAGGATGGCCAGTTGAGCCGCAAGGAACGGAAGGTCATCCGCTCCGGTGTTCCGTGCCGGGTGTACCGCAGCCAGGACAAGGCCCCGACGATGACCCAGACAGCAGCCAGCATCCAAAAAACGGACAAGCTGGCCTGTGATATTGATGTGGATATCAAGCCCGGCGATGAGCTAGTGATCCACAGGGGGGCACGGCTGGGGCACGCCGTGCAGGAGACCCGGTACTTCGCCGGGGATCCTGACCTGTACTATGAGCCCTTCGGGGCAGTGCTGCCCGGGCTGGCCCATCAGGAGATCACGCTTCTCAGTCAGGAGCGTGCGAAATGAACCTGCAGGAGTACATCAAGAAGCTGGAAGCGGCGCAGGCCGCTTTCCCCGAAATGCTCGCAGACGCTGCCCGCAATGCCACCCTCCGGGCCGTGGAAGCGGCGCAGGATAAGACCCCGCCCACAGCGGACAGCCTGAGCGGCACCAATACCCGCACCGGAGAGCTGAAACAGCACTGGGCAACTGACAGCCTCGCCGAGCCCCGGTTGCAGGGTGGAGAGATCGTCACCGAGCTGAACAACAACAAGGAATACGCCTCTTATGTCAACGACGGCCACCGGATGGACAAGCACTTTGTGCCGGGTCTGTACGCAAACCCATATACCGGAATGCTGGAATACGACCCGGGCCGCCGGGGCGAGGTTGGCATGATGGTGGGCACGAAAACGACCTACGTTGAGGGCCTGCACATGTCCGATGCGGGGATTGAGGCATACAAGCACACCGTGAAAGTAGAGACAGAAAAAGCCGTGAACAAGCTGGGAGAGATGCTGAAATGAATTTTACCATTACAACGCTGGCCCGGTCTCTGGCGGAGTATCTGGCTCCCTTCCTGCCCGGCGTGCAGATGCTGGAAGACCCTGCACAGCAAGGCGTAGAGCCGCCCTGCATGTTTATCCAGCAGCGGGGCAGCGACATCAAGCCTTACCCAGGCGGGCGCTGGCTGCGCACCATCCGGCTCGACCTGACCTATCTGCTGGACTATAACCTCACAGACCTGCGCCAGCAGTACAACAAAGCCGCTGAAGCACTCGATTTCTGCATGGAGACTTTCCCGTATTCCGATGGTACGGATGCGGAAAAACTCCTGCATACCTACGAGCGCAGCACGGATATCGACGACGATGGCTTGCATTACAAGTTTGAGCTGCGGGTCTTTGTGAAAAAGCCCGTGGACGCTGTGAAGATGCAGACCCAGACCGTAAACCAGAAGGTAGACCAATGAAACAGAATAATACCCAATACAGCCGGGAAGTGCTGCTGAAAGACCCGCGTTTTGCGGGGTATCAGCCGGATTTTCTGGCTGTTGTTTTACACAAACCGTTTTACACCCTCGCAGAGGCTGAGGCCGCTGTGAAAGAATTTTGGAAGGAGTGACACCTATGGCAGCAGGCGGAACCTGGACTGTACAGAACAAGGTGCGGCCCGGCATTTACTTTAAATTTCGCTCCAAGAACCAGCAGAACCTTACCATCGGTGATCGTGGCAAGGTGACGATCTGCGAACCCATGAGCTGGGGCCCCGTTGGCAAGGTGATGGAGATCGCCGCCGGGGAAGACCTGACCCCCTACACCGGCTACGACATCACCGATGCACACAATCGCTTTGCATCTATGATCTTCAGCGGCTCCAACCGTACCGCAGCACCCACCAAGCTGCTGCTTTACCGCCCGGCCGCTGCGGACAGCGCAAAGGCCACCGGCACCATCACCCCGCTGACGGCTACCGCAAAATACCCCGGCTCCCGAGGCAACGACATCGTGGTGATCGTCACTGCACTGACGGAACCTGCGGGCAGGTTCCAGGTCTCCACGGTCGTTGACGGTGTGGTGAAGGATCAGCAGACTGGCAAGACCGTTGCAGACCTGACCGGCAATGACTGGGTGGATTTCAGCGGCACAGGCACTCTGGCCGCAAATGTCGGCACCCAGCTTTCTGGCGGCAAGGACGGCGAGGTGAACTCCGCCGCATACAGCACCTACCTGACGAACATTGAGCCCTACAACTTTGATTCCATGCTGTACGACGGCGAGGATGCCACCGTAAAAACCGCGATGGAGACCTTTATCAAGCGCGTGAACACCGAAGTGGGCCGCTTCTCTCAGCTGGTGGAAGCCAATGCCACCAACCCTGACACCCGCTTTATCGTCAACGTGTGCGGCGGCCTGGTAATGAACGATGGAACCACCCTGCCCCCGAAAGAGGCAGTCTGGTGGGTCGGCGGTGCGCTTTCCGGCGCGACCTACGCCAACGACCTGACGAATGCCGCCGTTCCCAACGCGGTGGACGTTTCCCCCAAGATGACCCACAACCAGTATGTGGATGCCATCAATGCGGGAAAGTTCGTGTTCAACGCCGATGACGGCACCGTCCGGGTGGAGTATGACATCAACTCTCTGGTGACCTATACCAGCGAGATCGGCGAGGTGTACCGCTACAACCGCACCATGCGGCTGTGCAACACCATTGCCAACGATCTGTACAAGCAGTTTGCCCAGAGCTATGTTGGCATTGTGGACAACACCGAGGATGGCCGCCGCCAGTACAAGAGCGCCATCGTCAAATATCTGGATCAGATCCAGGCATCCGGCGGCATCCAGAACTTCAACGGCGAGACCGATGTCATCGTGGAAGCGGGCGAGGCAAAGGATGCCGTGCTCATCACGCTGGCCATTGAGGCCGTGGGCAGCACCAACAAGATCTATATCACCCTGGATGTGGCGTAAGGAGGTACAAAGATGAGTTATTTGATGGCCCAGGACACCCAGAACGGTGCAGAGGGCAAGATCACCATTACCCGGAACGGCCGCATTCTGGAAGCCGCAGGTATGCGGAACATCAAGACCATTGCGGGCATTCAGACTTCGGACATGAAGACCATCGGCACCCGAAAGGTGCAGAAAAAGGCCAACGGTGTCACCCAGACCGGCACCGGCAACGTCTATTTCGGCTCCAACGGCTCCAACCTGTTCACCGATATGGTGCTGAACTACATCGAAAACGGCGTGCAGGATCTGTTTGACATCACCATCACAAACCAGGACCCCACGTCCAGTGTTGGTGCGCAGGTAATGGGGTACTATGGCTGTGTGCTGACCGGCGATATCCCGTTGTCCATTCTGGATGACGAGGAAGCCATGCTGAACTACGATTTTAATTTCAGCTATACCAGCGTCAAGCGTCTGGAAGCGTTCAACGACCCCACCAACCTGGGCAGCAACTGATTTTAGGAGGTATTTTTTATGAGCGCACTTTCTGCATTTCTGCATCCCGCTGTGACCTGCGAGGAAAAAGAGGTCATCATCTCCAAGCGCTTTCTGGGTGAGGACGGCAAACCTGTCCCCTTTAAGATCCGCTCCCTGACCCAGGAGGAGAACGCTGCCATCATCAAGGCGGCCACCCGGCAGAAAAAAGTGGACGGCCAGTGGCAGGATTCCATTGATGCCAACGAGCTGAGTGCCCGCACCATCGTGGAAGCTACCGTTTTCCCGGATTTCCGCAGCGCGGAGCTGTGTGAGCGCTACGGCACCAAAGACCCGGTTCAGGTTCCCGGCAAGATGCTTCTGGCCGGTGAGTTTGGCCGCCTGATCGATGCCGTGAGCAAGCTCTCCGGCTTTGATAAGAGCCTGGACGAAGAGGCAAAAAACTGATCTCCGGGGGCAGCTGGGATATTGACGTGCTGGTGGCTTACTATTGCTTCGTTAACCTCAGCTGGCCCCCGGGCAAGTACGATGCCCTGCCGGTGCGTGAAAAGGCGCTGGTGAGGGCATTTGCTTTGCACTCCATGGAGAAACACAAAGAGGAGACCCAGCGAATGAAGGAGGCGGGACGAAATGGCTAAGATTCAAGAAACGCTTGTCCTTCAGGATCAGTTTTCCTCTTCCTTTGGTGCATACATTCAGGCTGCGCAGAGAGCATCCAGCTCTACCACAACGGCACAGGCAGCGGCCCGGAACTATCAGTCTGTTTTGAACAGCGTTTCCCGACAGCTGATCTCCGCAAATGCGAAGTTTGAATCGTATGTGGCACAGCAGGAAGAAATGGTTGCCGCCGGTCAGCAGAACACGGAAGCGTTCAAAAAGCTGGACACCCAGACCGAGAAGCTGGGCGCAACCATCCGAGGGCTGGAAGCGCAGCAGCAGACCCTGACCCAATCCATGAAAGCAGCTGAAAACGCCGCCAGTGTAACGGCAGCGGCCAAGGATGAGGCGGCGGCAGCCACAAAGCGGCTGCAGGAGCAGGAAAATATGGCGCAAAGCGTCACCAACTCCCTGACATCTTCGGTTCTCCGGCTGGCCGCGTCCTATGTCAGTATTCAGGGCCTGAAAAAGGCCGTTGACCTGTCTGACAGTCTGGTCTCCATGCGTGCCCGGCTCGATCGAATGAACGACGGCCTGCAGACCACCCAGGAGCTGGAAGCGATGATCTACCAGTCGGCCCAGCGTTCCAGAGGCAGCTTCACCGATACCATGGGGCTGGTCTCACAGCTGGGCACAATGGCCGGTGATGCGTTCAGCAGCTCCAAAGAGATCGTGCAGTTCGCAGAGCAGCTGAACAAGCAGCTGGCCCTTTCCGGCGCGTCCGGTTCGTCTGCGCAGGCCGCGATCCTTCAGCTGGAACAGGGCCTTGCATCTGGCGTTCTGCGCGGCGATGAGCTGAACAGCGTCATGGAGCAGGCCCCGGCCCTTGCAAAATCCATTGCGGATTACATGCAGGTCAGCGTGGGCGAGCTGCGTGAGATGGGCTCTCAGGGACAGATCACTGCCGACATCGTGAAAAACGCGCTGTTTGCGGCGGCCAAGGACACGAACGCGGAGTTTGAAAAGACCCCCATGACCTGGGCGCAGGTCTGGACGGTGGCAAGCAACACCGCCGTCCGGGCGCTTGACCCGCTGCTGACGGCCATCAACTGGGTGGCAAACAACCTGAATGTTGCGATTCCGCTGGTGGTCAGTCTGGGCTCGGCGTTCGGTGTGCTGCTGATTGCGGCCAACTGGACGAACATCCTGGCAACGGCCACAAAAACAGCCGCGTCCATGCAGGCATTCTATAACGCTGTTATGGCAGCAAATCCTATCGCCCTGACTGCTGCGGCAGTTCTGGTGCTGGTGGCTGCTCTGTATGGCGGCGTGGCAGCATTCAACAAGCTGACCGGTTCCAGCATTTCGGCCACGGGCATCATCACGGGAGCATTTGCGACTGTGGGCGCATTCGTCTTCAACGGCGTTCTGGTCCCGCTGCAGAACGGCTTTGCTGCTTTTGTGAATTTCCTGGCGAATGCGTTCAACAACCCCCTGGCTGCAATCAAAATCGCATTCTACGACATGGCGATCACGGTAATGCAGTACTTGCAGAACATCGCGCAGGGACTGGAGGGCTTGCTGAACAAAATCCCAGGCGTGACCGTGGACCTGACCAGCGGCGTGAATGCCACGGTCACAAAGCTCCAGCGCGACCGCAAATATGAAAAGTGGGCCAGCGGTTACACGGAAGTCGTCAAGCCGTGGGAAAACATCGACCTTGGCAAGGCCTATAAGGCCGGTCGCGATTGGGGCGCAAACCTCGGAAAATCCGGCCTTATGGGCACCAGCACGGGAGAGCTGGAAATTCCGCAGGCGGCAGACGTGAAAGATTTACTCACCAACATCGACAAGAACACCGGCAAGATCGCAAAGACCGTGGATCTGTCCGATGAGCAGATCAAGATGCTGGTGGATGTGGCTGAACGCAAGTACGTCAATAACGTCAACCTGACAAGCCAGACCCCCATGATCACCGTGCAGGGGCAGAACACCGGCAGCACCGAAAAGGATGCCCGGAATCTGGCAGACACCCTGCGGGACGTTCTGGTGGATCTGATGAACGCAGGAAGCACCGTCACCGTGCAGTAAGGAGAAAGAGATGTCCCTGTATAAGCTGTATTTTTCCAGCGGCGCAACGGTGATTGCCCTGCCCATCAACCCGGAAAAGCTGCCGGAGACCCTTTCTGCCGACAATGGGAGCTATAACGTGCTGGGCCTTGGCCCTATCATGCAGCCCCGCACGCCGAACCTGCGCACCGTGTCCATTTCGGGCCTGCTGCCCGGGCGGCGGCTGCCGGGCCAGACCGGCATTCATCTGCCCCCGGCGGTGTATATGGCATTCTTCACCACCGCCATGAAGAAAAAGTCCCCCATCGTCTACACGCCCGTCCGGTTCTATGAGAACGGTGTTCCGTTCCTGGGGCCGAGCCTGGGCTTTCGGTGCCTCGTTACCAGCTTCAAGACAGAGGAGCGCGGCGCGGAGACGGGAGATTTCTACTTTGACCTGAGCCTGACCGAGTACAAAGACTACTCCCCACAGAGGGCTGTTGTGCAGGGCGCTGGCCAGACTGGAACCTTTTCCCCGGCCAGTATCGTCTCTGATGTGGCCAGCGTGGCCGCACGGGCTGTTTCGGCAGTCACGGCGGTAAACACTGCAGCAGATGCGGCGGGCTCTGTAAAGCTCTCCCTGACCCCCACCAGAAGCACTCCCTCAGACAAGCTTGTTGTGGGGGCCAGACGGAAAGCCACCGGGAAGGTCTACGGCACCGGCAGCGGGGAGGAAGTTCTGACCAGCATCCATGGACAGATCGTTGTGGTGCGGCGCATCATCGACCGCTCCCGGCCCTGCCCCGTCTGCGTGGCAGACACCAGCGGCACTGTGCTGGGTTGGATGCCGGAGAACAGCCTGCAGGAGGTGGAAGGGTGACATACGAATTTTTGGCCGCACAGAAAGCAACCGGAAACACTTTGAAACTGCGGCCTACACAAGTGGTATGTACTACCCAGCGCACCGGGCAGCCGGGCAAGCTGACCTTTACCTACCTTCGCACCCCGGAATCCAAACTGAAAGAGGGAGACGTGATCCGCTTTTCTGTGAATGGCCAGCTGCAGTTTTACGGTTGGGTGTTTACCCGTGGCTTTGACCGCTGGGGGCCGGTGGACGTGGTCTGCTATGACCGAATCCGGTATCTCAAGGCCAATGCCAGCTATTCGTTCTATGGCCAAAGTGCCGGGGACATCATCCGGCAGATCGCAGAGGACTTTGAGCTGGACGTGGGGGAGCTGGCGGACACCGGCTATAAGCTCCCTTCCCTCATTATGCAGGACAAAAGCTGCATCGACATCATCAACACCGCCTTGCAGAAGACCCTGCTCAACACCGGCAAGGTCTACGTGTTCTACGATTCCGGTGACGGGCTGGCCCTCAAAGAGGCAAACGACCTGAAAACCGATATCGTCATCGGTGATTACAGCCTGATGACGAATTACACCTTCGATTCCTCCATCGACACACAGACCTACAACAGCATCAAGCTGGCCCGGCCCAATCAGGAGACGGGAAAAGCGGATGTTTTCGTGATGAAGGATTCGGAGCACATCGGGAAGTGGGGCCTTTTGCAGCTGTATCAAACCGTGGACGAGGCCGCCAACGACGCTCAGGTAAAGGAACAGGCGAAAGTGAGCTTGGAATATTATAACCGGGTATTGCAGCAGCTCAAGTTTTCCTCTCTGGGAATCCCCGGTCTCCGGGCAGGGGCGCTGATCCTGGTGAACCTGTCCGATCTGGACGGTGAGCCGTTCAAAAAGTATGTCATGCTGGAAAAGGTGGAGCACACCTTCAAAAATGACGAGCACACCATGGAACTGGAAGCAAAAGCACTGTAAGGAGGGAGAAGCGTGGATTTACTGGGAGTATTGCAGGAGATCAACCGGCAGACCAACGATGCCGGGCAGCCCACAGACCTGCAGATTGGCACAGTGACAAAAGCCCCACCGGATGATGATAAGCTGGAGATCCAGATCAGTGAAGCAATGGCCCCGCTGAAGCAGGCTGTGCTCTATCTGGCAGAGCCTGTCATTGAAAAGAAAATTCCCATCCTGCGCCACCGGCACGAGATCAAGATCCTGCAGCACAAGCACGCAACGCCATCCGGCCCCAGCGAGGACGCTTTCACGGCTCCGCCCTACTTCACGGAGTGGTCGGCCCTGCCGGATGGGTTTGACGCAAAGGTTCAGGCAGAAAACTTTGTGGGCTGGGAAAACGGCGCTGTGCTGCCTTTGAGCAAGGACAAGAAGTACATCATCCTTAACCCGGCTCTGAAAGTTGGGGACAAAGTGCTGCTGCTCCGTGTTCAGAGCGGCCAGAAGTTCATTGTTCTTTCCCGAGTATACGGAGGTGAATCGTAATGGCTACGCTTCCTACAGGATCGTCCATCGACCTTTCCGGCGGCGTGGAGTACGTTTCTCAGCCGTCCAGAACCTGGTTCATTGACCAGATATCTGGCCGCATCACCGGGGAATGCGATGGGTACGAGGCTGTAAAACAGGCCGTGACCATCATTCTGAACGTGGAACGTTATCGCTGGCAGATCTTCCGCTCTTACAGCGGCATGGAGTGGGAGGGGCTGCTGGGGCAAGACCCGGGCTATGTGGCTGCCGAACTGCAGCGCCGCCTGGAAGAGGCTCTGACCGTGGACGACCGGGTGACCGGCGTGAAGGATTTTTCTTACACGGTTCAGGGACAGGCCCTGACAGCATCCTTTACTGTCTCCACGATCTACGGCGAAATGCAGGCAAGCACGGAGGTGAACACCGCAGCATGATCGATTTTTCTACCGCACAGTACCGGTCCATTCTGGACTATATGCTGTCTCAGATCCCGAACGACTACGACAAGCGGGACACAAGCCCTATCCCAACAGCGCTTTCTCCCGCCGCCTATGTCTTTGAGGGGTTCTTCCTTTCCCTGAACATGGTGCAGCGGCAGGCGTTTTTTCAGACAGCCACTGGCAGAGCGCTGGATCTGCTGGCCCCCATCGCCACCGTTACCCGCAAGCAGGCCACGGCGGCGGTGAGAAAAGGCGAGTTCAATATTGATATCCCGCTGGGCAGCCGGTTCTCCACCATCAACGGCGCGGACAGTATCAACTTTATTGCGCTGTCCGCTCTGGGTTCCGGGCACACCTACCGCCTTTTGGCAGAAACACCCGGCACCATCGGCAACGACTACACCGGCCCTATCCTACCCATCGACACCATTCAGGGCCTGACCTCTGCCCGGATCTCGGATATCCTGACACCCGGAGACGAGACCGAGACCGATGACGAATTCCGCGCCCGCATCGAAGCGTCGCTGAACAGCCGCTCATTTGGCGGCAATGTGGCGCAGTACGTGGAGGAGATCAAAAAGCTGGACGGTGTGGGCGCTGTGCAGGTGTACCCGACATGGAGAGGCGGCGGCACGGTGCTCTGCTCCGTTCTGGGTGCGGACTGGCTGCCTGCATCCACCGACCTTGTGCAGACCATTCAGAACGCCATCGACCCGGTGCCGTACTCCGGGCAGGGGCTCGGTCTTGCGCCCATCGGTGCAAAGGTAACGATCACGGCCCCGGAGAAGCTGGAAGTTTCGGTCACCGCATCGGTGACGCTCCTGCCCAGCTACTCGCTGGATACAGTTCGCACCGCGGTACGGGAGGCGCTGGAGGCATATCTGCTCAATGTGCGGAAAAGCTGGGAGACCAATATCAGCAAAACCGGCATTGAGTATAGCGCCAACGTCTACACGGCCCGCGTATCTGCGGCCATCATCACGGCAGAGGGCGTGGTAAACGTGACAAACGTCCTGTTGAACGGAGCAGCGGACGATTTGATTCTGACAGAAACCGGCGAACGGCAGCAGGTTCCTGTGGTTGGGACGGTGACGCTGCATGAAGCTTGATCTCTCGCACGACCTGCTGCCGCTGCTGCCGCCCATCTACCGGAAAGTGCAGGACTATCAGCAGATCTGTGATGCCGAAAAGGCAGAATTTGACCTGCTGGCTGGTTCCGTGGAAGGGGTCCAAAGCAACTTCTTTTTCCAGACCATGGACGAGGATTCCGTTGCACAGTGGGAAAAGGTGTTTCACATCGTGGCTGTCCCGGAAAAGGAATCTCTGGACTTCCGCAGGCAGCGTGTAATGACCCGCATTGCGACCCGCCCGCCCTACACACTGGGGTTTCTGTATCAGAAGCTGGATGAGCTGATTGGAGCGGGTGCATGGACGTGCTCCATCACATACCCGCTCTACGAGCTGAGGCTTGCGACGAGCGCAAAGAACCAGTCGTACTACGATGAGGTGACGCACCTGATCAACAAGATCAAGCCTGCACACATCGTCTTTATCAGTATGCCGTACCTCAAGACCGGGATCCTGATCACGGAGCAGGTCGATGTGCAGAAATACGATTATAAGTATCGTCTGGGCGGCTGGGCCCTTGGGAAAAAGCCGTTTGCCGAGCTTGGAGGATGGACGACCGTAAAGGCTGCGGCCTCACCGACATTGACGCAAGCGCTCCTTCTGGACGTGGCCCACAAGGCGGCAGAGCTTGCCACGACGGCACGGCTCAACCGCGCAGCGACCGTGAAACCGCTGAAAAGCGTCATTGCATCTGCGACACTGCAGGTGGGTTCTGAAATGCTGATGATCGCGGGTGAGAATCTGAAGTTGGAAGCATCCATTGAACCGGAGGCAGGTAATTCAACCGTCACGCACTACGAGATACTGAACGATGCCGGAGAGGTGCTGTATTCCTCGGATTGCTATTTTGGCGTTACCGAAAAAACGGACGTGGACGTAAATCTCTCTATTCTGGAGGGGGCGGACACCGTGCTGGCAAACGGAAGCCGGTATCACTATCTTCTGGGCAGCTGGCTTTTGGGCAAGGATGCCTTTGCGTCACCGGGACAAAATAATTTTGTCCCGGTGACGGCCTCCGCGCCCGATTCTGCATCTGTGACCCCGCTGTTTCTGGCAAGCCTTGCCTCGTACCTGGCGGATCACATCAACATGGTGCAGCTGAACGGCGATTATACCGTTCCGAACCTCGCAAAGAGCCTTTCCGGTGCGGCAGTCACGCTGCAGTATGAGCTTCTGCCATCGGAAAAGATCACAAAAGTCTCTGCCATCTCCGCACAAGATGCGTTCGGAGCCGCCCTCACACAGGACGATGTCAGCATCGAAACCACGACCAGAACAAAGTTCAAACACGTCATTATCTTCAAGGAGGGAACATTGCTTTATGGCGGATGATATCCTGAAAAACATTCCTCTTCCCGCTGATCTTCCGGAAAACTGGACATCCGGCCAGATCGTCGCCCCGACCGGCGCTGAGGCTGGTCTGGACGAGCAGCACGGGTACAACTACCTTATGAAACAGGTCAATAACGCGCAGAAGGCGGCGAATTTGCTGAACAAGGTCAAAGCAGACTCCGTCGATCCACACGATCTTTTTATTCCAATTACGGGGTGGCAGACAGACACAGAAGTTGCAGAGTACCCGCATTACATTGATATTACAGCAGATGTTACGTCCACGACTGTGGTATCTGTCAGCATCGACCCTGCAAGCGCAGACGTAGCCGGTAAAGCTATGCTTGTAAACCCTGAAACTCGAACCGGAGCTATCCGCATCCGTGCACACAACATTCCGACTGCGGAAATTTCCGCCCGGTGGTATCCCATCAAGTATGGCGGTCAGTTCTATGGTGACGGCTCCATCTACTCCAACTTCCTGCTTGCGGCACATCCTGTGGGCAGCATTTATCAAACTATTAGCCCTGAAAATCCGTCCGTAACTTTTGGCGGCGGCACGTGGGAACGAATTGAAGGGCGCTTTATCATGGGTGCAAGCGATACCTACCCGGAAGGGAGTACGGGTGGCGAAGCGGAGCACGCTCTGACTGAAAGTGAACTGCCAAATGTAACTGGTCGTTTTGACTTTCAATCAGACGGAAATAGTCAGGGTATTGTAACTGGAGCAGATGGTGTATTTAGTTTTGGCCAAATGTCTATTGGGGGTTTCCGACCGAACAATAAAATAGATGAATCGGGTTGTGCTCGGCAAATTATAATGTCTTTTGGCTCTAACTCACCTCACAACAACCTACCCCCATACATCGCCGTGTATATCTGGCGCAGAGTAGCATAACCGAAAGGAGAAACAATGGCACTAGGAGAACTCAAAAATGGCATTGGCCCTGATGCCTATGCTATCTATCAGCAAGTCCTTGCGGCGGTAGTCGAGCGAGACCACCCCGTGGGCAGCCTGTACATCAGCGAAAACGCTACCAGCCCGGCAAGCTTTATCGGCGGGACGTGGGAGCGCATTGAGGATTGCACTATCTGGGGCGCAAGCGATACGCATCCGGCTGGTACAACGGTAGAAGCAGGTTTGCCGAATATTACAGGAGGTTTCTCGTTTTCTTCCTACTCTGGCGCTGGGGGATGGCTTCATGTCGCTAGTGCTACAGGTGCTTTCGGAGGTAGAACAGGTTCTGGCGTGGTGGCTCAGGCAGGTGTTGCTGGCTATAGCGGCCCCATAGCCGTTGATATGGATGCTTCCAAGGAGAGCAAAATTTACGGCAACAGCGATACCGTCCAACCCCCGGCTTACTGTATGTACATCTGGCGGCGTGTCGCCTGAAAGGAGATCTTATGAAAATCATTGACAGCAACGGCGTAGAAATCGCCAGCCCCGACCTGACAAAAGGCTACCTCAAGCAGGAGACCCAGACCATCCATCACGATGCTGTGGCGGGCGTGGAAGAGGTCAGCCACTACGAGTACAAGACCTACCCCAACGGGGGTCGTGACCGCTGGAAGGTGGTGGACGTGCCCGGCGTGGCCGCAAAGGAAGCCTATGACGAAAAGGTGGAAGTGCAGCGGTATGTGCTGTACACCGCCGACGAGCTGGCCGCACAGGAAAAGGCCCGCAAGGAAGCAAAGGAAAAGGCACAGCTGCCCACCGCAGAAGAGCGCCTTGCCGCTCTGGAAGCGGCTATGCTTGACCTGCTGGCCGCACAGTAAGGAGGATACTATGGTTCTGTTCTATGTGACACAAATCAAACTGCACCGTTTTGACGGCGCTTTTACCATCGACAACGTTCCTGACCGGTACAAGGATGCCGTGCTGGCAAAGCTGACGGAGGAGGGATTTTATGAGGTGGAAAGTAATGCTTGACTTCCTGCGGGATATCTTCTCTGCGCTCTCCCATGCTGCTGGTGACAGCGCTGACAAGGAAGAGCCTGCTCCTGCACCGGGCGTGTCCACAGTGGACACCGTCACCGGCTGGGAGGGCGACCCGCCTTACCGCTATGTGGATGTGAGCCGCTATCAGGGAACTATCGACTGGGCAAAGGTCAAGGCCGCAGGCTACAAGGGTGCGATGCTCAAGACGGTGAGTACCAACCGCAAGCTCTCTAAGCGGGCAGACGGTTTGTACATCGACCCTACCTTTGAGACCAACTACCGCAACGCCAAAGCGGCTGGGCTGGACGTGGGTGTCTACTACTACACCTACGCCACCAGCGAGGCAATGGCCGATGCAGAGCTTGCCCTTGTGCGGCAGGCGGTGTACGGCAAGGAGCTGACCTTGCCTCTCGCGGTGGACGTGGAGGAAAACAAGCTCAAACCCATGAGCACCCTCGACCTCACCAACCTCACCGCCTATGCGCTGGAACATGTGGAAAAAATGGGCTTTTACGCCCAGCTGTACACCTACACGGGTTACAGCTATGAGTTGGACATGCAGCGCTTGGCAGGCCGCTGGGACATCTGGCTGGCCGACTACACGGGCGAGACACCCAAGGTGGATTACATCTACCACGCCCACCAGCACACCAGCAAGGGCTCTGTGCCGGGCATCTCCGGCAACGTTGACCTCAGCGTGACAGAGCTCAACTACCCCCGTATCATCCGCAAGAAGGGCCTGACCCGTCTTCGGGAGGCGTAAGCCCATGCAACAGATTCTCTCGTACATCTCCGCGCACTGGACGGAATGGGCCATCGGGCTGCTGGGCCTTGGCTGGGGCTACCTTGTCAAAAAGGTGACCGAGTACAAGACCATCAAAGACGGCCTGCTGGCCATCATGCACGACCGCCTGTACCAGTCCTGCACCTACTACATCAAACAGGGGCACATTGACATGGGCGGCCTGAAAAACATCGAATATCTTTACAAAAGCTATCATGCACTTGGCGGCAATGGCACTGGCACAGAACTGTACAACCGGGCCAAAGCCCTGCCTCTCTGTGACTGAAAGGAGTGACAAATCATGGAAGCGATTCGTAACCTTTTGACCGCACTTCCTTCCCCTGTGGCCCTCGTGCTCATGCTGGGCGGCTTCATCTTCTACGCACTTGGCTGCATCCGGCTGGGCTATGGTGCTGCCGTCAAGGGCACCGTGCTTGACCTGATCGAGCAGGCAGAGCACGAGATTCAGGGCACAAAGCGCGGCGCAGAACGCAAGGCGTGGGTGGCGCAGATGCTCCGCACGGCCCTCAGCGCCAGCAAGTGGGGCAAATTCATCTCGTGGGCCATTACCGATGAGACTATCGGCATCGTGATTCAGTTTTTCTTTGACCGCGCAAAGGCAGCACTTAGTAAGGAGTGATACCATGAGCAGCACTACATACCAGATTTACGCTGAAATCAAGCAAATTCAGCGTAAAGTAAGCATAATTTGCACACTTTCAGCAAGAATTTCCTATTTTCAGCATAAATTCACCGCTATGGTGCGCAACGCAGGACAGCTCCCACAGCCCTTCTGGCTCGGGGCTGCCTGTGGCGGCGGCTCGTGTAGTGCTGCCCGCTGCGCTGCAAGGGCTTGACCGACAGCAGATGACCGCCGCCATCAAAAGCGCACCGCTTGGGAGGGTAGACCGTAAGATAGCCTTACTGCGGTATGTTGAGCGGCTTCCGTTGCCGGACATTGCAGCGCAGACACATTACAGCCGGACGGCGATAGGCTACCGACTAAAAAGCATTGACAAAACGTTAAACGCATAGCAAAATCCCCCGATGTTCCAAACGGAACACCGGGGGATTTTTTATTTTTGATTTTCTTTCAGCTCTTTCAGCTTTTCTTTTAGCTCATCTTCCCACCCTTCATGCTGGTCAAGATACTCGCCATAAATCGCCGCTTCTGCCTTTTTCCGGGCTGCAATTGCATCGTCGAGATCATCATACAGGCCAAGAAAAATCTGCTTCCTTTTGAAGTTGATATAGGCAAAGTACCTTCCGTTTGGCCTTTTTATAACGCCATTTACACCGGTCTGGGAATTTTTGTTGACCTTTCCGTCCATCCGCGATTTCACAGAGGAGAGGGAAGAACCGTCCACCTGGGTAACGCTGTGGATGACATCAACCTTTTCTTTCATGTCACGGGCGCAGTCGGAGCACCGAAGGATCGGGTTGGCGCGCGTTATGTTTGTAAGTCTGACTTCAACGGTTTTTCCGCACTGCGGGCAGACCGCCTTGCACCACAGGGATGAATCGGGCTTTCGAGGGGGAAGGATTTCGATGATCTTCCAGCCGCTCACAGTCTTTCCTTTGTACTTTTCGATAGCAGATTTTTTTGCTTTGGCAGATTTTTGGGCTGCTGCGCTCTTCATTGCATCACTATGCGAGAAAGCACAATGCTGACAGCCTGTGCTCATTCCGGACATAAGGCTATGCCGATACACATCTTTTATAGTGCCACACTCACACTGGCATGTAAAATACCCATCTTTTTCCGCACGATGCAAGACAGTCCAACGCCCAAACCGCTTTCCAGTAAGGTCTCCCTCTTTTTTTCTCCGCTCGTCCATCTTGAGCTGAGCCTCGCTCCTGGTATGAACGCACCCACAGGACTTGCTTGCCCCTCGGGTCAGGGATTCTCGAAGGACATCTCTTTCTGTGCCGCACTTGCAGCGGCACTTTACATAGCCGCTCTTTTCGGATGCGCCTATCACGATCCAGCTCCCAAAAGTTTGACCCGTCAAATCTTTTGCCGCCATACCGGAATCCCCCTCAGATCAGTCCATAGTGCTCGGCCAGCAGGAAGCGGACGTATGCCGGGCAGTCGCGGGTGCCGACACACCAGTTCTGCACCGTGCGCAGCGGGATACCCGTCCGCTTTGCAAAAGAGGTCTGAGACAGGCCAGTGCGGGCTACCAGCTCACGCATAGACAAGTGCTCCAGATCCCAGATGGAAGACAGCTTTTCCTTCTCAGCATCCAAATCAAGGCAGCTGTCAGCATCGTCTGGTACGCTCAGAGTGATGTTGTTGACAAAGATTTCCTTCGGTTGCTCTGCGGCCATTGAAAAAAGCTCTGCTTTGGTATACATGATTGACTTCCTTTCTTTCGTGTGATAGGATAGTTGCACACCTCCGTGTGAGGTGTCTTTCACAAAATCCCCCGTTCGGTGTGGCAAGCATCGGGCGGGGAATTTTTTATTTAGTAGATCTCAACGCCCAGTTTTTCAGCGGCGGCTTCAACGACTTCTTCAAACGAGGGGCCGCGATTCGAGTCGTTCCAGTCGTAATCTCCAGCGGATGCAGCTTCCCACTCTTCTTCCATGTCAGCTGCCTTGCACAGCTCGGTGCACAGCTCGTAATCCCAGACATCGGACTTGCGAATGTCAGCGGCGATTTCAATAGCGTTTCTCATAATTTTGTACCTCCATGTTGTGTGTTTGTGTCTTTCACTGTCTTTATTATACACCCAATGAGTGCAAATGTCAAGCACTTTTTGAAAATATTATACTCATTGAGTGCAAATAATTGAGCGGCATAAAACCCCCGGTGTTCCGTTTTTGGAGCATCGGGGGTTTTGTTGTTTATGCAATTCCGTATTTGTGCGCATACTCAAGCAATTTCTTTTTTGCCCTTTCGTGGATATCCTTGGTTTTTTCACAAGGGTTTTGAGTGTAACTGTAAAAACTTTCTTCTTCAAGATTAGAAAGAAAATCCAAAACCTTTTGATTAAATAACTCGTTCATAATGGTCCTCCAATATTTTGTTTTCCTTGCTGTGATTATAGTATAGCACTATTTACAGTGTATGTAAATTGGCATTTTCGACAATGTTTATAGTGCCGTCTTGTGCATATTTGGTATTGTAAACAGTGCTGTTTTTTGCTATACTTGGGCAAATGAAACGGGAGGCATTTTTATGATTTCTGAAAAGAAAAAGGCATCCAATGCCAAATGGGACAAAGAAAATATGACAAGCTTGGCCTGCCGCGTAAAAAAGGACTACGCGGAAAAGTTTAAGGCGGCGTGCATAGAGGCTGGAACGACCCCAAATGCCGTATTAAAGCAGGCAGTTGAAGAATTTTTGCAGGCGCATACAAAATAACAGCTCAAACCCAAGCGCTCATGCGGCTTTGTGCCGTGTGGGCGCTTTTTCTTTTTGTCCTTCGTTGTACGTTCGTTGACTCTCTCGGCGGCGAAAAAAGGTACACTTGGCGCAAAGGGAGGGAAGCTCAATGTTCAAGTATGACCCTTATACCGGAAAGCCGATTCCTCAGCGGCTTGGCTATGGATGGGGATGGGAATCTCAAGAGGCATTCCAGCAGACCGCACAGCAAACCCCACAGGAGCCTAAAACACCGTGGACAATGGTTCCCAGCCTGGCAGATGTGGACAAGGTAAGTGTACAGCCAGGTGAAACGAAGTGGATCATGGTACAGTCTGACCCGATCTTTGCGGTAAAGACAGCCAACGCAATGGGATATGCCCCGGCGGAATATTACCGGTTTGAGCAGATAGACCCGGCGGGGCTGACTGCTCCTGTATCAGTACCGGCAGTACCACAGCTGACACGGGAAGATGTGGAAAAAATCGTGGAAGATAAGGCATCGGTGCTATTTTCTCAATACAGCGCTTCGCTTGCCCCGCAAGCTTCCTTTTCAACATCCGTAAAGTCTAAGAAGGAGGCCGCACAATGAGCAACCCTTTGATGAACCGTTTTGGTGCACAGCAAACCCGGCAGATGGGGCAGAGTGGCGGGTTGATGGCCCGCCTGCCCGGCGCAATAAAGCAGGCATCTAAAATGATGGCCGTCATCAATGCGGCACAAAACCCGCAGGCAGCTCTTATGGACTACTGCAAAAAGTCCGGTGCATTCAACGGATACGCCGGCTCACAGGATCCCGAAAGCATGACCAGATGGCTATGCGAAAAGAACGGAATTCCTGTTAATGACATTCTTAATATGGTTCAGGGCCCCGGTGCACAGGGACTCGGGAATACACTCACAAAATTTTTGAAAGGTGGCTAAACTATGGCTATGGACGATTCTATGGGCTTTGGCGGCGGCGGCATCTGGATTTTCGGTTTGCTGGTTCTGCTGGCCCTTCTGTTTGGCGGTAATGGCAACGGCCTGTTCGGTGGAAACCGCGGCCCGATGTTTCCGCCCAACGTTGCGACCTCTGGTGACGTTCAGCGCGCAACCGATTTTGCAGCACTGGAACGCCAGAACAACGAGGGCGTGGCCGCAACCCGTCAGGGGGTCTATGATGTGGCAGCAGCCGTGAAGGACGGCAACTACAACATCCTCGGCGAACTGCGGGATCTGGAAAGCGCCTCCAACGCTGGTTTTGCTCAGCAGCAGGTCTGTTGCTGCGAGACCAACCGCAACATTGACTCTGTCCGCTACGATATGAGCAACTTTGCGGCTGCAATCAAGGAGAACCAGACGGCAGGCATCCAGAAGGTGCTGGATCAGCTGGCTACCAACCGTTACGGCGATCTGGAGCGGGCTTATAACCAGCAGAGCATGCAGTTTGCTATTCAGCAGGCTGTCTGCGGTATTCCCAAATCTTCCCCGTATGCCTACCAGCTGGCACCCGCGTGGGGCCCGGTTCCCGGTCCTTTCTGCGGCTGCAATAACGGCTGCGGCAACATCTAACACATACGCCCTTTAGGCGAGGATTGGCGGGGCGGCAAGGGCTGCTCCGCCTTTTTATATAAGGAAGGAGATTTTTATGTCTAAATCTGCGATTTATACCGCCAACACCTCGGCTCAGACCGTGGCGGTAAACGACGTTATCCCTGTCGGCATCACTTCCCGGCGGTTCGGCTGCAACATCCGGCAGGACGGCAACACCATCACCCTGCTGGGCCAAGGCTACTACCATGTGACCGTGTCCGCTACACTGGCCCCCACGGCGGCGGGAACCGTGACCCTGACCGGTCAGAAGGATGGCGTGGCTGTCATCGGTGCTACCGCTTCTCAGACTGTGGCCGCTGCGGCTGCACCGACCAATCTGGCACTTACTTTCCTGGTGCGCAATGCGTGCGGCTGTGAAAGCTCTATCCTGAGCTTCCTTCTGACCGGTACTGCTGCCGTGGTGAACAACATGGCTGTGACCGTGGAGAAGCTGTAAAAAGGAGGATCTGGTTATGATGGACGAAACAAAGTTTGCAGGGTATAAGGACACACTTGTTCATGCTGCAAAGCAAATGGCCGAAGAGTACAGCGATGCGATGAACTACGCAGGCATGGCGATGGACTATAAAACCGTCTGCCCCTATGCTTCTTCTGAGTGGTATAAGCTCTCTGGGGAAGAAATGGAGCACGCTGATGCAAACCGCCGCATTGCACAGAAAATCCTTACCGGCGTTGATAGTGAGGATTCTGCGGCTGGCGTAGAGCTGCATCACATGTGGAGCATGGCGGAAGACCTTGTTTCTGGTCTGTGCGAAGCCGTTACAAAAGAACGCTCCGCATACATGCGTTGAATTTTTGCAACATTTGTTGTAAGATAAGGTGGACGATTTATCGCTTTTAGAATTCGCCATAAGCGAACAACAAACTAACAATTGAAGTAAAAATAGCATAAATACAAAAAATATTATTGATTTGTAATCAATGGGTTGCAGGTTCAACTCCTGTCACTAGCTCCAAAAAG